GAACGTTGGGGGCTACCGCATATAATCCTCACAATCGCGACAAAGGCTTGATAACCTTCAAGCGACTGTATGCAAAGGATTTAAGCGGTCGATGGCTTGAGACTCAGTACGCCTTTCTTCCGTTAGTCAGTCAGTCTTATGAAGCCGCTAAGGCTTTGAAGGCTCTCACTGGTGCTAGACGGTATAGGTTCACTGTTGGCTCAGGTACTAAACGGGCTGTGTCGAACATTAGTCCGACACCTAGCTATGTGGACCGGGCGAGCTTTACTTACTCAAAGCGGCTCCTTGCGGAGCTGTCAGAGGACATAAGCTTCAACCGTTCGCTAGGCTTAACTAACCCTGCAGCAATTGCATGGGAAGTAGTCCCGTGGTCGTTCGTCATAGATTGGTTTCTTCCAATCGGATCTTACTTATCAGCTTGGGGAGTAATCCCGGCGTTGAAGGGTAGGTTCTTAAGTGTCGAGCGAGGTGCCGTAAAGGGCGGAGTCATCCAGAATCATGTTCCTGGATGGCTGCCGGGTACTCATTACGAGAAATCAAATCGTAAGGAGGAAGCGTTTCGCATTACGCGAACCGTGTCTTCGTCGCTTAGTTGTCCAATGCCTACGTTCAATAGGATACCAAGGGCATTATCGCCCAAAAGGCTCCTGAACGCTGTGGCTTTGATACATCAGAGACTTCGGTAAATAAAGCACTTTGAATGTGCTATCCTCGTGGGTGAACCCAAAAGGGGTCTATCTACGGTTATCTCTTAGTTTCTCAACTTAGCATAGGAGGCCTTACAATGGCCGCAATGACAAATCTTCTTGTCAAAGACGACGGAACTCCAACAGAGTTCACCTTGGCTCCGATCACGGATACGCCATGGCCCTTTTGGAGGGCCGCTGTGGCGAACGTACCGGTGGATGGTCAACCGAGACTGACTTTCTCGATCGAGAAGGTCAAGTCGGGTGATTACAAGGCTACGGCGAAGCTCGAGGTCCCCGTTATGGAGACCCTGGGTGCCTCAGGAACTTCCGCGGGCTATGTTGCCCCCCCGATGGTTGCTTATACCAGTGTCGGGATTTTGACGATTTTCTGCTCGGCGCGATCGACGATCGCTGACCGTGCAAATCTCGTGCGGATGTTGGCCGGTATTGTCCAAGGTGCGTCCAGCACCACCAATACCGGTACTCTCGCGAACAATGCTGCGGCTGATGCATGGAAGGGCTCTGTGCTTCCTATCACGCAAGCGTTTATTAGCTTGATCCAGCCTAATTAGGTAAAAGTTAGGCTAGCCTATCATTTCGCTCTATAAGGAGGAGCTTATGTCAGGGTTTGAGGAAAGTAAAGGAAGGGGTAAAACCCTTGCCTTCATCCGGGATCTCTCGTCTGAGTGCGCTGTTCTGGGCGGCCCCCTGTGTGAGCGGCTTAACGCTCTTATACAGAAGGGTGCCTATCGTGATGTCGTCGACTTTAAAATCGACGTCTTAGCGTTGGACGAAAGCCAGTCTAGTGATTACCTGTATGCCCGACAAATCAAGGCCCTTGTTGAAAAACAGGATTTCCTTGACCTCGGGTATGATAGGGAAAGCGAAGCTGTCAATAAGTTCAGAGCGGCGGAACAGGAATGCCGCGATGCGAACACGAGGTTGTGGAACGAGCGTCCCAAGTGGGACGTGGGCGGTGTATTGTATACCGCTCAACGAATAATCGCTCAAGTACTCGGCCCTGTGCCTAGCTACGCGGACTTGTCTTTCTTGTTCGGACCTGGTGCATCGACTAATGTCGTTGGGCGTATAGCGAGCTTCAGATCGAAGCTCGGAGCGCCAATGCAGTGTAGTGAGTCCTTGGTTAGCGGGCTGGGTGACTTCCTTGCGGAGTTTCCCCTATGGTGTGACGCTGTGGCTGTTAAGCACGATACGCAGATTGTGGCTGACGACGTCAGCTACGAGACTTTGCGTGAGTGGACAGTTGCGGTTGAAGTGCGGCCTGCTAGGTTAGGATTTGTGCCGAAGACTTCTAAGACGGATCGGACCATTTGTGTGGAGCCGTCCCTCAATGCCTTAGGGCAAAAGGGGATAGGGGCTTACATGAAGAATAGGCTCGATTTGTACGGAGTCGACCTTCGTGATCAGAGTATAAACCAGCGTCTGGCCTTGGACGGGTCAATTCGTGGCAATTACGCTACTGTTGACCTTTCAAGTGCATCAGATACTGTCTCTTATGCTTTGGTTATGTCGCTTCTTCCGTTTGAGTGGTTCGAACTTTTGGACCGCTTTAGATCGGAGCGCGTCGAGTTTAAGGGTGAAGTCATTGAGCTGGAGAAATTCAGTTCTATGGGCAACGCATATACCTTTGAGCTTGAGAGCTTAATTTTCTACTCTCTCGCTCTTGCGGTATGTGATTCCCTTGATCTCGTAGGTATGCCAGTCTTTTCCGGGGGCCGCCTTGAAAAGGGCTTTCCGGTTACTGTTTATGGGGACGATATTATTATCCCCGTAGGCGCTTATATGAAACTCGTTGAGGTCCTAACGTGGTGTGGCTTCTCAGTTAATATGGAGAAGTCGTACTGCTATGGTCCTTTTCGCGAATCATGCGGCGCTGACTGGTTTCTCGGTTTTGACGTCCGACCTTGGTATCTCAAGAAGGAGATATCCGAGAGGTCGCTCTTCATCGCCCATAACTTCTTCA